GGTGCCTCTACATCAAAAGATGGTGCCTCTACATCAAAAGATGGTGTAAACCAAACTCAGAGGGGATTGAACTTCTTTGAACAGATGCAGGATAAAGTTTTTGGAAGATCAGAGGACCCTGATGATACTCTTGGACGTGATCTCAAGATGGGCTACACCTACAATGCATTAGGTAAAGGACTTGATTATCAACTTACCAAAGGAATGGCCGAATTCCAGTCTGGATTGTATAAGGATAATGCTTTGTTCGGTGCTGACCTTGAGTTAAGGAACCAGCGTGATGCTCGTGCTGATGAGTTTGGATATGGCATGCGTGCTATGGACAAGCAGTTCGAACTACAAGATGAATATCAGAACCGTGAGTTTGGTAGAAATATTGGATATATGCAAGCAACTGGTGAGCAGACCCGGAAGAACTACAGATCACAAGGGGTTGAAGAACGTCTGACAAGAATTACCCAGGGTGAACAGGATCGCTTAGGCACTGCTGCAACAGGAGATCAAGAACGTAAGAGCTATGACTTTAAAGACCGCATCAACTCACGTACAGAGCAAAGGGCACAAGACCGATCTAACGCTCTTGCACGAGGTTTCTGATGACGGTTGCACAATCTAAGACAGGTAAGGTATATGTCACTTATGTAGATCAGTGGCTTGATACCTTACCTGCTGCTGAGTCTGAAGACTTCAGAGAATTTGCTGAGGTAACTCCATCAGTCATTGAGATTTGGGTATATGCAGGAATCTTGAAATACCCAGGTACATTTAATGATATGGCCCGTTGGGTCAAAATGAAATTTAAGAAACTAAATCGCCGTGAGATACTCAATAGCGAGATTGCTGCTCTCCACTCCGATATACAAGACCTACGAATGGCCATTACCTCGGGCGAAATCAAAGGCTCGGATGGTGCGGCTCGTCTGGCTTCGTTGGAAAAGGAACTCCGCTCGCATATTGAAACGTCTGATCGAATGAACAAGACGACTGACAAACGTGGACTGATCTTGGCTGGTGCTGATCGTGTTATGCGCGAACTGACTGCAATTTTCAAAGATGATCCGCATTTTGCAGAACCCATCGATAATGCAATGAACGCTGTGTGGTCGAAGATCTACAGTGAGCTGAATTGATGTCTGTCAATCGCCCTCAGCTAAAAGAACTACCTTCAATAGTTGACGTAGGTACGTCAGGCATCCGATTAGCAAATACTTTGCCTAAAGTCCCTCCACTAATTGATGCAGCTGGTTCCGGAACTTCTGCACGACAAATTGCTGATGCAGAGATGAAACGAGATATGAGTATTGCCTTTGCAGAATCGAAAGCTATGGCAGCACGAAGTAAAGCCATTCAACGGATGAAGAATCAGGCGTATGAAAGAGAAGCTAAAAACTATGGACTAAAACGGAGATAGCAATAATTGGTTAAACTTGGGGTAAAGACTTAACTTATGGCAATATCAAGCGCTGCATTAGCCTATAAACGTTCAGCATTAATGACAGCGACAAAGGTAACTGTCAAAGCACCTTCAGAAGAAGTATTAGAAGCAAGAGATAACTTTCAGGCTTTTTGTAAGTTGATGGGAAAAGCTCCAGCTAAACATATGCTGGAGTGGCATGCAGAATTATGTACAGGAGAAGATAGCGAATGTCTATTGGGAATCGCAGGACCAAATACTACGATCCTCGCACCCCGTGGATCTGCAAAAAGCACTGTGCTTGGTTTGTTTGCAGCTTGGATGATAGGCCGTCATGCCGCTGCCAAGCGGATGCTGAGGATCTTGTACATTGCTTACATGGTGGACATTAGTAGAGCAAAATCAGCAACTATTAAAGGCATTCTTACATCTACTAAATACCGTGAAGTCTTTCCTATGGTAAGACTATCGAAGATTAAACGAAGCGATGAATATTGGAGTATTGACTATGAGTTTGCAGGAATTGATACGGCGGGTGAAGAAGCTTTCACTATTGCGTGTGGGGGTCTCAAAGGTGCAATTACCTCAAAGCGATCCCAACTTGTTCTTATTGATGACCCTATCAAGTCAGCTGCATCCATCAACAATCCGGATATTAGGAGAGAGATGGAACAGACGTGGTCTAACGTTATCGCTCCTACCATGTTCCAGGGCGCTAGGGCAATCTGTCTTGGGACAAGGTTTCACTTTGACGATATACACTCCACGCTATTTGTTCCAAAAAATAATTGGAAGCAAATTGTTCAGCAAGCTGTTCTAACCGACGACGACGGTAAACAAAGATCTTATTGGCCAGAATTCTGGTCTATGAAATATCTGAATGAACGCAAACTTGAAGATCGAGTTGCTTTTGCTTATCAGTATCTAAATGCAGCTGTCAGATCCACCGAAGTTGGCATATCACCTGAGTTGATTATCAAAGGTGAAGTACCTGAAGACTATGACTGCCTAGGCGTTGGCATTGACTTAAGTGCAGGCCTGAGGGAGAAGAATGATTGGACCGTGATGACGCTGGGCGGCATTAAAGAAGGCAAAATCTACATGATTGATCAGCGTCGTGCTCGCACCATGGGCAATCTTGAAAAGATGGACCTCCTCTGCGAGATGCTTGCAGATTGGAACATTCTTGCTGAAAACGATGAAGGTCAATTCTTTCCAACAATGTCACCGTGCGTAATATGGCCTGAAGCCGTTGCATATCAGAATTCATTTGAAGGAGATTTCAAAAGGGTAGTAATTGAACAACGTGCTTTATACAACTTGTCCGTATCCCCTGTAAAAGGATTTAAGGGAGATAAATTAGCCAGATTAAGAGGCGTTCTAGGATTATATGAAAATAAACGAGTGGTTTGGAATAAGTGGAGAAAGTGGAATGTCCTCGAAGATGAACTGTTGAACTTTGGTCACTCAGCATATGATGATGCTGTCGATTCGATGGTATTAACAATGGGTGGATTATTGAGAAGAGGTAATTTACAAATTGACTACAATAGTGATAGCTTTGATTTATAAATCATAATATCTAGAAAGGCTGGTAGCGACGAATTCAAAAAGTGTTTGGGAAATAAACATATCTAATTTTTGTACAATGAAGACAGTTTTAATATATAAATAGCTGATGTCTAGAATGGCTGGGGAAGGCAATATGGCCTCCTACGTGGAATATTTAAATAACTACGATCGTAAAAAACGTGGTGCTGGATCTAGCAAAGATACAGATCGTTTTAGTGGTTTAGATATTCGACACGTACGAGATGCCGCACGAGATTTTGGTGTTGATAAATATGATGCAGCGGATCAAATCATTCAATATGCCAGACGTAACGAAGACACGACAAAAATGGGTGAAAGGGCTAATACTAAATTAGATAAATTAAGAAACTTGCTTAAAGACCGTCCCCAAGACGAACCTAAGACCGACACAGACACTGACACAGATACTGATACAACGATTACTAAGCCTGGACAAGGTGGCGGTGGGCAAACTGTCGGTAACGTAACAGGTGGAAACTCCTCCATTGCCTCGCCCATCTCTCAAAACAATGACATCGGTATTGACGGTAACAACAATCAAGTAAATCAAGATAACTCTATTAATCAGACGATTGATAGTAGAGATCAGTCTGACAACCGCCGTTACTATGGCGGAAGCAGCCGCATCTTTAATTACAAAGGCGGTGAAGGTGAAAGCAAGCTGTATGACAGCCCCGTAAGCATGGGCACAATGGGTGGTTTCTATGATACGGATGACAGCCCGGCTGCGGCAGCCAAGTTCATGGATATGTATGTTGATTCGATTGTTCTGGGTCAAAGAGATATTCGCAAAGACTATGACAACCGTAAGATCACTGATTATGGTGCCAATGATCCAGGCAGAATGTCTCAATTAGAATCAAGACTTGATAAGTCTATTCAGGGTTCAAGCTCTCGTGCTCGCAAACAGGAACGTAAAATGTTTGGTAACAATCCATTCAGTGGAACCTTTAACTTGCCGCAGCTTCCTGACCCTGTTGTAGACAACACCAAGGATATTTATGAAGACGCAATGGATAGGATTAAAAAGATCTAAACTGTAAGTAACTAAAGAGAAATAATATGGCGAGCAGTGCCGTTAAAGGTGAATTTCAGCAAATCCTCTTAGCTGCTAAGGAACGTCGAGGGGACTTATCTATAGACACGATGATTGTGTCTTCACACCTTGCCCAGATGCGTACATTCATGCTTCGTAGAGGCATTGAATTTTATTCGGAGCAAGATTCCTACGGTAAACGTAGAGATTTCATGGCACGTGTAGTCGAAGAGAACATGCTGGAAATGAAATACGACAGTATTGTCGATTATTTCTTGTGTGATGGTCAAGGTCTGTTTTACTTCAGACCTTCTGGAGAGAGTTATCAGATTTTATTCTTCCCACAAGACAGTTATCGTGCATATCGTAACCAAATTGGCGAACTTGAGTCTGTCGTACTTGTCTATTCCTTTAATGTCCAGCAAACCCATGGATTAGCTGACAACTATCCATCTGCCAACGGAAAGTCAGGCAAAAAGAAGTGGATTCAGTTAAAGGTCTTCAAAGATCGAATTGAGCAGACTATCTCAGACGAAAAAATTGAGTTTGCCAATCAGATGGGTGCTATGCCTATGGGCAACCCTGGCCAAACTGAGGTATTGACTAATAGCCTTGGTTTTATTCCTGCAGTTGAAGTGTTTAACCACATGGACTGCACTGGAGAAGCTACGGGCAATGGTGAATTCGATTGGTTGGCACACCAAATTCTGTATCACGACGAATTAGTGAGAAACATCCGTAAGAACATGAAGTTCTTCGGTAACCCCACTCTTATTTCAAGCAGACCTAAGCATGACATCGTTGATAGTGGTGACGAGAATTCATTCCGACCTACCATTAGTTCTCAGGCAGGTTTTGCTCCGATTGGAGGATCACCTAGGGCTAGTACTCGTGTGAGTCAGCCCTTTGGTGGTGCATCACTTGATGGTCAGATCAAGGTTCCCCGCGTGATCGCAAACCTTGAGCCGACTGACCGTGTTGGATACATGACACCTGACAGCGTGTCTGGTGACCAAAACTTGTACGTCAAACAGTACCGATCTGAAATTCGTTTGGCATTAGGTGGTGTTGATGACATTGATATCAATACAGCCGCTACTGCATATGAGATTAAAACTCTGTATGGACGTGTTGCAGCTACTGCTGAGAAAAAAGCAAGGTCACTGTTCACGTATGGACTTTGTCGTTTATTTGCAATGATGATTTACGCTGAAGAGCGTAATTTCAGAGAATCATTTGCGGTTGCGATTGAACTTGAGGAGCCAATGTTGCCTCTCCCCGAAGAATATCAAGACGAGGAGATGTTTAAAAAAGCTGCTGAGAAATATAAGAAGGACTATCGCAAATTCATTGAGAAACGTGATACCGAGATGCGTGCTAGACTAGATTCAGGTGAGATACCTCCTGGTGTCACTGGCCTCATCCCAGACGGCTCTACAAAAGTCAGCTGGAGATGGATGGGAGAAGTCTTTGAAGAAAGCACTGAAGACATTCTGAATAACAGTATTGTCGTCCGCAACCTTCAAGAATTAGGAGTTGATTCTATTGAAGCTCTTAAATATCTCTTCCCCGGAAAAACTGACGAAGAAAGGGCCGCAATGCTAAGCGGATTTCCGTTCAGGATGGTCCAGCAAACCCAAAGCAGTATCAACAGTTTTATCAGTCTGCTCGGTAGTTTCTATCAATTACCGCACCCACAAATGCCAGACATGCCTCTGGCATCTGACCCGAACCTTGATATGACAGGGTTCTTATATCGATCTTTAGAATTCTTACGTAAGGAGTTAAGTTACAGTGGAAGTTACAAACCAGGCGATTCAAGCAGCACCCCAGACGAGCTCAGCAGCGCCGACCAATTACGTGCCCAGCGCGGCCAGTCAGTACGCGACGAGCGCATACCAAACCTCCCAGGTATCACCGGCCCAATCGGTGACACCGCAGGCACCGGTTTACCAGGCACCGGTTTACCAGGCACCGGCCCCGGCCCAGCAGGCTTCGGCACCTCAGGCCAATCCATGGCAGCAGGCGTTTCAGGCTCTGAGCGCAAGCCTGAATACGTCCAACCCCTCCCAGGCCCAGGTTTCACCCTCGGCTTACCAAACGACGCCAACTCCGCAGGCAACTACACAACCCAGCTGGGCTTCAATGGCGCAATCGGTAGCCCCGACTTCGCAGCCCCAAGTTTCAACCCAGGCGTTTTCGGAAGCAGAGGTCAGCCAGCTGGTGCAGCAGGCGGCTCAGTACGGAGCAAGCCAGGCTCAAGATCAGTATCTAAGCGGAATCAGCAACGAAAGTCTTGAGGTACTTGAGCACTTTGGTGCTGAAGCCCCAGCTCTCCTGAACACCTATGCATGTGCCGTTGAGGACGCTCTGATTGAGCAGGTTCACCGTGGCAATGATGTTCTGACCAGCCTCCAGGCTTCTCACGAGCAGAACGGTGCTATGAACCTCATGCTCACCAACCCCGACGTGCTTGCTGACTATGTCAACGAGTTCTTCGGTCCCAACGGTCCCTACCCCACCGAGACTGCTGAGGAGACTGCTATCCGTCAGCAGCACGAAGCACGTGCTCAGTTCGAAGCTGAAATTGAAGCTCAAGAGCAGGGTCAAGTTCCCCCGAACTTCCAGCGTCCTCAAATGAACATGCCTACACCTGGTCGCCAACAGAACGTTGCTAACGACTTCTGGGCCTCTTTCAGCCAGATGATGGACAACAATCCTGAGCGAGCTTGGCAGTACCTCTCCCAGGCTCCTCAAGGAGCTCTGCAAACCAAAGCCCTGATCGCTGATACGTGATGGGTTACAACTCTGGCGCTAGAGCAAGAGAACTAGGCATCGGCTCTTCGGGGTCGTTGCCTTCTAATCCTGATCTGGATTATGTGTTCCACGGCAAAATCACTCCTCAAATTCTTGAGAAGGTTTTAGGTCGGAAGCCAACGTCAGAGGACATTGAAATTGCTATTCAGCTTGCATCTAGACCTGAAAACAAGAATCTAGATATTTTTGTTAAAGAGCTTTTAGGTGTTGGGGGCGACTATGCACTCAAAAATAGAGCCCCTGAAACCAACACTCAAAGAATGGCTGGTCAAGTACTTGCTGGGTCTGGAGGCCTCGCTGCACTGTTAGCAGCAATCGATTATGCAGATGGGCCAGAGCAAGGTCGTATTTAATTTGCATACAATATAAATAACAACGAAAGCTCGTAGAAATGATTAATCCGACTTTAGCTCAGGCTCATTTAAATAAAGGCGAAGTAGGTATGGTTCAAAAGACGCCTCTGGTTAGCAACCTGATGGATGCGGGTACTGCTAGCAAAGTTGCTCTGAATCCTCAGCAGCAAATTAGTGCTCAAAAGCTTATGACCAATGTTGGGCAAAATGCCGACACTGCAGTTATTGGGCAAAGAGCTAAAGAAGAAGGTGCTATACGTACTGCTCAGCTTCAGCAGTCCCAAGCACAGCATGATGCTTCTCAAGCTATTTCTACGATGATTTATGCACAGCATGGTGCTAACTCTGCAACCGCCTCATTTGCACAACCTGGAGAAGCTGAACGAAGAGGTGTCAGTGTGATGCAGCAATTAGCCATTAAAAACTCAATGGCCTGATATTCGTAATTGATAGAATTAATAGATAATACTTAGTTCATCATTGTGAATATTAGAAAGGCTGGTGATTGCGCTAATGATCCTGAAATCTTTCAAACCATTTGGAAGCATTTAAAGACTGATGGCGTTCCTGATCAGGCTGCTAATCAAATGACAGCAGAAATGCTGACTCATGGTGAAGACTTTGAAAGTAGTGTTGAGGCATATCAGTCTGCCTATCAAAACTTTAGAGAGCGTGGATATAACGAACATGCTGCACAAGCAATGGCGGTTGAATCACTTGAGGGCAAAGAAAAGCCCACTGAAAGTATTAGATTCGCTCGCATTTATAGTTGATAATTTAAACATTCACTGCTAGAATTAAGTATCAGTGAAGATTGAATATGGCACAAGTAAAGAGTTCTGGAGATTCTGTTCGCTCCTATTTGCGCGACATTGGAAGAATCCCACTTCTTGAGCATGATGAAGAGATTCTGCTTGGACGCAAAGTTCAACGGTTGATGGAAATTAAAGCGTGTGAGGATCTGGCAAATACTGTTACCAAAGAGGATCTGGCAGGCGTACTAGGCATGACTGTCAAAGATCTAAAACGTGAGATTCGAGATGGTGAAAAGGCTAAAGACAAAATGGTGACAGCAAACTTGCGTCTCGTTGTGTCAGTAGCCAAAAAATATACCAAACGAAATATGGATCTACTTGATATTATTCAAGAAGGAACTATTGGGCTTGTAAGAGGTGTCGAAAAGTTTAATCCAGGCCGTGGCTATAAGTTTAGTACTTATGCTTATTGGTGGATTCGGCAAGGGATTACTAGGGCGATCGCTGAAAAATCGAGGGCGATTCGGCTACCAATTCATGTTACAGAGAACCTCAACAAACTTAAGAAAGCCCAGCGTGAGCTAAGTCAGCTGAATGGTGAAATTCCAAACGTTTTTGAGTTGTCCGAGTACCTGAACCTTAGTGTTGATGAAATCAAAGACCTCATGTGTAAGGCTCGTCAGCCAACATCTCTAGAGATCAAGATCGGTGAAAACAGAGATACAGCACTAATCGACCTGCTTGAGGATAAAACCCAACTACCTGACTTGCTTCTGGAACAGCAGTTCATTAAAGAAGACATTCGAGATCTGATTGATGATCTGCCTGAAATGCAAGCCGCTGTTATCAGTATGCGCTACGGCATCGGTGATGAGATGCTTGAACCAATGTCAATGACAGCAATTGGTCAGATCTTGAACATGAGCCGAGACCGTGTAAGGACTCTCGAACACAAAGCACTTAAAGCTCTCAGGGAGAAATCCGAATGTGTAAGTGATTATGTTTAATACAATAGAAGAAAGTAAGATTGTGAAGCATGAACGTCACAGCAGAAATCTTAAAGCACGATCAGGTCTATTCTGCTAGTGATAATACCAACCCAGATCGCTATGCCTCTGGGAAGGTACTTAACTATGCAAGTGGTGCAAGTATCAACAAGCCAGACGTAGAAGAAATAAGTGTTGTCCCATACAATCTTCATTACGAAGATTCTGTGGGATTATTTGGCGTTGAGAACTACTTCTTACGCATCAACCTAAATGTTGTTGGTGACATTGTCCTGGCTGAATATATGGAAGCTGGGTATAACGCAGCAAGCATTGATTTATTCGAAACATCAGTATCACCTGGCTATACATTAGCTACTAAGGATGATGATGCTCCCGAGAATGACGTTGATTGGAATAGTGCTGCTACCCCTGCGTTGACTTTGCCGGGTGTGGGCACAGAAACTTACTTGAGTGTTAAGCTCGTTAATCACGAAACCGGGAACATGTACAACGACACTCACCTTGATGTACGTTTATATACAAGTGAACACGAAGAGCATCCATACGACCTCATGTTCATCAAACCAAAAGACCACTTCTTTGTTGGAGTTCATGCAAGAAATACTCGTAGGCTGCCCTACAACATTGAAGTAAAAATTGGAGAGGAGTACACTCCCCTCGAATCAATTACCAATAGGTCCTACATCATGAAGAGTAACGACCGACCTTCTTATTAATCTAAATTCTTTTAGGTAGTCTTCTTAGAAAGTTTGACTGTAGGAATAGGTGATGTCTTGGTATTTACAATTGGTGTGGTCTTTGTAGATTTAGCTGGAGCAGCTTTTTGTGCTACAGGTGCTTGAGGCTTCTCAGCAGATCCTTGTGGCTTAACAGTCATGACCTTGCCACCACTCATCGTTGGAAGGACATAGTGCTCAATCAGCCCAAGATCACGGGTAAACAGAGCAGCACGGGTCACACTTTTAGCACCATAGAAAGTAAAGTTCAGCTTCCCATCGTGGTCAATACGTAGATGCGTGCCATTGGTTGAAGCGACTGCAAGTTTCAGAATTTCACCGTTAGCAGTTACATCAAAAATAGTGCAGTCAACATATTGAACACCATTGGTTGCATGCCACCATTCCTTCACTTTATGAGTATCACCACCACGCTTGGGCCGGGTCAAAAGAAGCTCTTTACCAGTATGCTTGCTTACGCCTTTTACACCTGTAAGAATAAGACTATCAGCCATTTTTGCGAATACAACTTTCTTCTATTTTAGTCCATTTAAGATTGCCAACGATGTTGTTATCCTTTTTACCATCAACATGACGAACTCTGCTACATGACTTTGTTCGACCTGGCAGTGATAGCGGGGGTTTCAAAAATGCGAGCGCAACAAGTGCATGGACAGCTGCTGTAATTGTTTTCTTTCTTCCAATCCTTTGAGTGAGATTAACTTGCATGTAGCCATTCTTGTTCCTACGCTGCTTCAATATTTTCTCAGTCTTGCCCTTCGTACTTTTGATTAGACCTTTGCTATTAATATAGTATTCAATACAGCACTCATAGCCCGGTAAAGTGTGGATCGGAGTCCATTCATTGTCGTCGATAAATTCCATCGTTATTAACCACAAAATATTGGGGTATATATCTCAAAGTATAGCAATAACTACTAATATCGTTATATGTGACTAAGTCGAAGTCACTTATAAACTTTTTAGCTTACGGAGTTACGATCCTATGTGGATTGATAATGATTTTCCGAAGCTTCTTGGTGCAGAACTTTATCGTCCCCACCCGGCTTACATCATTGAGATGGCAGTAGAGCCCGTGGTGGTTCACGATTTCTCCAAGCAACCCGGTCAAACTGTTCAGTTAGATCGCTATCGCTTCTGGGGTAAGCCTGGCACTAAGGAGTCCCGTGAGCGGACTGCTGATCAAACCCTTGGATCCGCCTCCGCACGCAACATCGTGAAGGACAAAGTGCTGGTTACTCTCCGTGAGTACACCGGTCCTGCTGATTCCCGCGATTCCTCCCAACCTTCCACCTTCAAGGTGGCTCGTGAAACTCTGATCACTGCTCAGCGTCTGCTGCTGGATACCGGCAACCTGAACGTGTTCCATCAGAGCATCGGTTCTTTGACCCTGCTCGACGACTATCGCCGCTGGCGCGACCGGGTGTTCGCTAACGAACTCCTCAAAGCCGAAGCTGCTGGTCAAGCAAGCAAGGACCAAGGTGGTTACTACCTGCCCGGCGGTAAGGCCAAGGGCGGCTCTGGTGGCACCCTCGGCGTTACCTACGCCGCTGGCGAATCCGCCAAGTTCGATGTGAAGACCGACCTCCTCGAAGTCGTCAAGGACATGCGTAAGCGCAACGTCCCGACCTTCGCTGATGGCTACTACCGCTGCATCGTGGATCCGACCGCGATGATGCACCTGCGCCAGAACGCTGACTTCCGCGAGATCGCTCGCTATCCGGGCAACGGCATGATTAACCCCATGCAGCCCAACCAGGCTCCCAACGCCAACTTCTACCAAGGCATGGGTCCTGCTTACGGCCAAGCTGGCTTCGTTGCTGGCCAACCCGTTATGCCGACTGGCTTCCTCTTTGAGGGTGTCCGTTGGTTCGAGTCCACCAACCTGCCCGAAACCTCTTACAACCTCGTTGTGACTGATGAAAGCAGCTCCGCCGCTGACTACACGGCTTCTCAGCTGATCTTCTTCGGCCCTCAGGCTGTTGGCGTGGGTATTGGTGGTAACAACGCTCAGATTCTGCTGAACAACAACGACGACTTCAGCCGTTTCATCATCATGATCTGGAGCTTGTTCGCCGGTTTTGAAACGCTTAATCGCGATTTCATTACGGTTGGTTACTCTTTCGTTTATTGATAGGAGCTAACTAACTATGTCCGTAATTTTTCCCGGTAACTATGTTTCTCACCTGAACGCATATCGCGAACAGGGTGTTGAAGCTCTCCCTGGTGTCGAGTTCTACCGCATCGTCGGTGCGCTGGTCCTGGATCCTGACAACGCTGGCACTCTGTCTAGCGGTTCCCTGTCGGCTGGCACCTACAACTTGAAGGTTCTGTCCCCTGACCTGCGTCAGGATGACAAGCCCCGTACCGATAAGAACTTCGTGATCCCCAAGGATTCCGTTGTATATCGCACCGCTATTTCCGCTCCTGGTGTGAAAGCAGCTGCTTCTGGTAACACCATCAAGATTGCTGCTCTTGGCAGTAACGCCCCTGGTGACACCGGTAGTGAAGTGACCCTGACCGCTGGTTCCGACCTGTTCTTCCCTGCGGCTGGTGCAATTTCTTCCATGCTGGGTGTCCTGAATGGCACTGCTGTTAGCACCTCTGCTGACACTGCAGTCCAGGTCGTCACCTCTGCATCCTTCACCGCTGAGCAGAAACCCTCTGCTGGCGCTGAGCGTAAGAGCCCTTCCGCCATCCTGGTTGAAGTCTGCTACTACCGTGGAGCTTCTGCTCCTGACATTGACGACGCTCACATTCCTTATGGAATCGAAGCTGGTCAAGGCACCTGATTTATACAATCAGCATCAAGAGCGTCTCTTCGGGGGCGCTTTTTTTGTGCCTATAATAAGATTAGGTATACCCCAAAGATATGTCCGACCACAAATTATTTCAAGACACCAAAACCGGTAAGTTGGTGGAATTTATTTCTCAGCACGATAAAGAATTCGCAATGGTTAAAGACGCTTCAGGTGGCGTCACTTATATGATGTTGGATCAGCTTGTTCCATATGATCCTCAGAAGGGACGAATGGCAAAGATCGCTCCTGTAGAACAGGAAGCTCCTGAAGAGCAAATCCCTCAGACTGTTGTGCCGATTGAAGATACTCGTTTGAATTTAAATGCTGCACCTGCCGAGCAAATTGCTAAGCGACTTCCCGGTGTTGGTTTTGCCACAGCTAAGAAGATTGTTGAGCTACGTATGTCATTGAGTGGTGAACGGTTTGCCAACCTTAAACAGTTGGAAAATATTCCCCGCGTCAACTGGGATCAATTGATTGAAGAAGACTTGATCTTTATTAGTTAAACTAGTGATATCAAAGTAAAAGTGTAGTAATGGCTATTAGTATTGAAGAAGCGTTACTAGCGAAAGCGGCGCAAGACGAACAGAACCGTATGGGTCTTGGCACTGCTACAGCCCTTGGTGCTGGTTTTGGTGCATTGACTGGAGCTACCGCTGGTGCAGTTCCTCATGCTGCTGGCCTGCAGATCAACAAGTTGAAGGATCGGTTGGCAGCAGGTCAAGGTCTAGTCCCAGCCCCCAATACAGGAATGAGAGGCGTACGTAACGCAGTACGTCCTGGTATGAGATTCGCTGGCGGTTTGGTTGGAGCAATCCTTGGTGGTGGACTGGGTGCCGGAGTCCGACAGGCAACCATGCAGAACTCCCCTGCAGCCACACTTCTGGCAAAAATCCAGACTGGTCAAGAGCTGACACCAGTAGAAATTCAAATGCTTGAGAACGAACTGGCTACTACTTACAGCAACATCACTAGAGGAGTTGCCTGATGGAACTAGACGATTATCTAAAATCCAAAGTTCGATTTCACCTTGGTTTCAATGCCGGTGCACAAATCCCTGCTGGTGATCGGTCACGGCTAGAAGAAGCGATGTCGCTTATTCCAGATGACTACTGGTATGAGCAGATTGGCTATCACGTCAAACGGTGTGACATCGCATGGAAAGCAAGTGCCGCTATCCCAGATGACTACTTCGATGACGGTGGCAGCAGAGTGCTTAACCCATCGAGGCAAGAGATCATTTCTGGAGACGTTAGCCGAACAATTAGTACTTCAGACCCACTGAAAGGTGATGAGTATTTCAGGGAGATTTACCTGAGAGAAGTTGATCGTCTGGCGGAGAGCCTTTACGTACCTAATTATCGCCGCCCAGAAGTAAGACGATATGCATTTGAAAGATCAGGTGCTGAATTTATTATGGCTGTACCCGGCCCAGCTGACACAGCAGTTGGTACACGTATGATGCTCAGCACTAATTGGTCTTAAGTGTAGAATAGGTTTAGGCTATTTAAATAAAATCATGCATGCCGTTAATACTCACGGTGCTCATAAAATTACAATGAATAGTCAGGAAGCTGACTATCAGGAAAGACTTAAGCAAGCACTTGCTCAGGGCGATGGAAATCCATATACCAGTGGACTTCAGCCAGTTGCTGAAAGATCTCCTGAACCTGAGACAACTCCAATGCCTCCTGCGCCTCCAGAGCAAAATAATGTTGGCACTGACAAATTAGATCAGCGCCTTGCACTATATGCAAAAGCTGCAGGTAATGCTGACTTTGGAAATAATGATCGTTCTGAAACCATGAGGATTGCATAATGGCAAGATCTAAAGTTCAACAAAACTCAATTGCTCTTGATCCTAATCGGGAAAGGCTGTCAATCAATATGTCGGTTACTCCTGGTGACCCGACAACTCAAATGAATAATCCTGGTAATGTCACAAGCTTTGGGCCTCAATTGAGTGCACTGCCTGGTCTTGACGGAAGGGTCATTAACGAGTTTCCTTATGGCGACAAAGGTTTGATGAATGCTTCTCAGCTTGGTGTTGACGGTGGTGACATTAATCCTGCTTTCATCCCTCGTTCACAGATGCCAAACCAAGGGTCTGGAACTATGCGTGGTCATCAGCGTGGCACGCTTGCGCTATTTGCTGCACCGACACCCCCTGCCGAGATGATGCAGGCAAATCTGATGAACATGCATCCGTCTATGCAAGATAAGCCTCAAAGCTTTATGGGACTTACTGGTCAGCCTGCCAATGTTCAAACCCCTCCAGGTTTCAATGCTGGTCAAGGAACACCTTTACCCACTATGGATCAATACGCAGGTATGGCAATGACGCCAGGTGCGACGAAGCAAGTAAAAGGAAAGAAAGGAGGTAAAGCGTAATGGCTTCAACATCTACTAATAAACAACCACTTCTGGTTGACCGCGTACTTCATGAGATCGTTGACCTTGCTGGTGCAACGGTTGAAGTTAACTCTGTTATTACCATTGGTGGCTCCAACGGTGCAAAGCTAATTGTCGATTGCACTACAAATGATGGTGCAATCATCAGTGAGATCTATACGTTGGCTAGAGCAACGAGTGCTGCATATACAGTCAACATGTACATGAGTAGTGCCAAAGACTTCCTGAGAGCCTCTCAGGCTTCCTTCCTTGGAACCTTCAATGGTGCAACGACTGAAGGCTCTAAGACTGTTTACGGTGCAATGCCTTATGTGCTGAATCCTGTTCCTGGTCAAGGCTCTACTGATTCCAGCATCGTGATTGGTACACAGTTCCAAGCTCTCTATATTCCCAAAGGCAAGTGCTTGTGGGCAGCGGTCAAAAAGAAAACCTCTAGTGACACAGCAACAGAAGCACCATTACTTGGAGTCCATGGCGGATTCTATTGATGCCAAGAAAACGAAGCGACTTCAATCCCGGCGTATACGCCTTTAAGGGCTTTGCAGGTATTAATCGGTCTCTTGGTAATCCAAGAGGTTCTGGTTTTTATCCAAGCAATCGGGAATTTGGATCTACCGTACAACGAAGCGTAATCGATCATTGGAACCTAGAGAGTGATTGGGTCAAGTGGAGAAAAGGTTATGAGATCTATAACCGCGCTGCTTGGTCCACACTAAAGATTAAAAACCAGAATTACGATCCAGGTCTAGAAGAGACAGACAGCAATACAGAATTTATCGATGCTTTACTAGACGCGACACTATATAGGAATACACCATACGAAATTAGTAATACGTTTTCGGGATATGAATATCCCACTATGAGTGCAGATACAAATACCCACTATGTAGTGAAACGCACTCCAGAGGAAAAATCACTGGGCACAGTCACAAGCGTCATGAATGATTCGTTTGTATATACGGATAACTATAACAATGGAGAAGTATTTGTATCAATAAATCCTGATGCCACAACTGGTCGATTGCTACTGCAAATGGTTGGTGAAAGAGTAGCTGATGGAGCTTACACCGATAACAATAGAACAGAAGCAACTCTAAAGAAAATTCTGACCGCAGATACAAAACCTGCGATATATACAGGCAGAACACTTTCTGATGAACTTAAGAACTTTGTTGAACTAGAACAAAAGCCCACAACAGTAAAAATTACAATACCTGTAGCAGATGTAAATGTCACTTCTAATAGTGGTGACTTCGTTCCAAACCAAGGTGTAAATAATCAGGTCAAGAATTCAGAAGGAACATTAGATATCCTTTCAAATCCAGAGTTACTGACTAACAAAATTATTTATCTCACAGATTTTTTTATTGACAAACCACTGTCAAGTATGACCAATGTGACCTTCAATGATGACGACTACTTCTTTGAAGTATCAATTAGTGGAAGCGAAACAGGACAAGCATTAGTCGGACTAGATCAGGGTGTGAACGAGCTTCCTCCTTCAATGTTGGACCTCACTGATCTGCCCACTATCTTTACGACATCAAATGCGTCGTATACGATTGAAGGTTCATACGTATTTAAAAAAGCTTCTTATCAGAAGTACTTTGGAAGTCAGTATTTAACTGGAGAAGTCGTACAAGGCTTGGTTCAGGACATCTCATATTCAATCATCCCCTTTGTAGTTGAAAAAGCTGATATAGTTAACAACCAATTTATCATTGAATCTAGACCTTACTTTGCAGAAGTAAAACTATACCCTGCACTGGAGTCGGGTACTCAGCTTGTATTCACAGACAACAGCTTTGCTAAAACCTATACAACAGCTGAGAAGTGGACAGATCTGCATACTGATGTGAATCCATGGATGGATGAAGTCTTTACAAGTGGTTTACCGTTGAGACCATCGATCACTTATTCCTGCTCTTGCCCGAATTATTCTCATACGGTGCTTGCAATGCCTCAATCAACGCAGAACAGCGAGACACGTAAAACAAATAGACAGCTCAGGTACCCATTACCTACGGCATTAAGTCCTGATGAGTTTGATATTATTGGTCAAAACCAAGTAGCAGGTAAAGCTGCAAGTTGGGAAACAGATCAACACCGTCTAAGCTTCAAATTATGTAAGCATGTTATTGCATCTATGTTCAATGATGCTGTTCGTGTAAGAGAGCCGAATCAATATCCTATTGGTAGTGACAATCGTTATTCGAATGCTGCGGAAAAGTTTAACGAAAAACTTGTCCAAGAAATAATTAATTCTGCTAACGCCTTTAATTTGTCGTATCAAAGAACTGGTATATCGATTTCAGAAATTGTATTTGCAATGTCAAATAGCTTGAACTTAGATTCAATCGAGACAGCATATGTAGTCCTCGACAGCACTCAATAAATAAGTGCGCTATTGTTTTAACAGGTAAATGATATAAGTAATCATGTTTAAACCTGACGACTTTGAGCTACCGCTAGAGAAGGTACTAAAACTTCGAGTAATTACAGATGAAGTAGATGAGTGCACTGATGTGGAAGTATTAAGGCGTAGTTTAAAAGAAGTGAGCAAATTACTCATGAAATATCAGCACTTGCTTTCTGCAGTTCTTAAGGAGCAACTCTTGGCTAACTCAGGTAAAATTGGCATTAGTGATAAAAGCTAAAATATAGATATCAAGATGATGTCTAGGGCGTTTATCAATGAAGATTCAGTTAAAGAATTCAAATGTCTTAGATGGTGGATCGGCTAAGGAACCCACCGCTGCCAATATGCTGGATGGCGAATTAGCCATCAACTTTAACTCTAATGATCCCTCTATCTTCATTAAAGATAGTGCTGGATCGATCGTAAGGCTGGCTGGTAAAAACAACCTGTCATTTACGAACTATCAAGCCATTATCCCTACAACAGCTACACCGCCAACAAGTCCTGGTGCTGGAAACTTATATTGGGATGCTGATGACGAACGTCTTTATATTTACTACGATGATGGAAGTGCAGCGCAATGGTTAGACGCTAGTAAAGAGAAATTTGATACCAACCTAATTCCTGATCCTACAAACAGTAGTCATCAGAGTGGTACCTTAGATGATCGGTATGTAAATTCAAATGGTGACACGCTTACTGGAAACCTAGTATTAAATGCTGGTCTAAACGTCAATTCATCAGATATTTATTTAAACAATGGAAATATAACTTTTGAAGGATCTACAGCAGATGCCAATGAAACAACTCTGTCAGTAGTCAACCCTACAGCTGATAATACCCTGTTACTTCCAAATGTTTCAGGCACCCTTGTAAGCACAGGCGATACCGGATCTATTACAAGTGCAATGATTGCCGATGGAGCAATCGTTGACGCAGATATCAATGCTTCTGCTGCAATTGGCTTAAGCAAGCTCGCTACAGGAACTCTTCCTTCTGGTGTTCAGGTAGCAAGTGCCAATATTGTTAATGGTTCAATCGTTGATGCTGATATCAATGCCAGTGCAGCTATTACGTTGACCAAGCTTGCAAATGGCGCACTGCCTTCTGGCGTTACGCTCCAATCATCTCAGATTTTAGGTGGTGTTGCACCTGGAGATATTGCTGCAGGCGCTTTACCTTCCAACGTAACTGTTAATAGTGCAAACATTACTAACGGAAGTATTGTTAATGAGGACATCAGTTCTTCAGCAGCAGTTGATGTAAGTAAGCTGGCTGACGGTTCATCGTATCAATTACTTCATACCAATGCTGCTGGAACAGGGGTTGAGTGGACTTCCAACATTGATGTTCCAGGAACATTGGATGTAACTGGTATCTCGACCTTCGATAATAATGTCACAATTGCAGGAACGCTTACGGCTACTGGTACAAGCATTTCCTTAGATTCTCCAATTGTGACGATCAAGGATTCCAATATCCAACTCGGCACAGTATCCACTCCCACCGACGTTACTGCAGATGGCGGAGGTATCACACTTAAAGGTTCAACAGACAAGACATTTGGTTGGGCAAACAGTACTGATGCTTGGACCTCAAGTGAACATATTGACCTTGCATCAGGTAAGTCGTATTACGTTAATGGCAGTCAGGTTTTAACTGAAACGACCCTTGGTGCAGGCGTTACAGGATCTAGCTTGACGGCTGTCGGAACGATTAGCACGGGTACTTGGCAAGGATCTCAAATTGCCGATGCGTATCTGGCAACAATTACAACGTCTGGCAAGGTTGCGAACTCAGCAACGACAGCTACAAACTTAAACACAGCAAATGCAATTGTTTCTCGTGATGCTTCTGGTGACTTCACAGCTAGAAACATCACAGCCACACTGCTAGGCAATGCGAATACCGCTTCAGCACTTCAGACAGCAAGAACAATCAGTCTTGCCGGTGACTTAACAGGTTCTGCATCGTTCGATGGTTCAGCAAACATTACCATCAACACAACTGCAAGCTTTGTTGGTACAACCAATCTGTCTTATGACAATGCTACAAGAGTCATTGCGTCGGATACTGGTACAAATGCAACGCTTCCTCTATTCAGCAGCACCATTGCAGGTTTGACACCACTCTCGGGTGGTGGCAGCGTCAACTACTTACGAGCTGATGGGACTTGGGCATCTCCACCAGGCACACCCACAAACCTGGGATACACCACAAATACTTCAACAATTACTTCTAGTACTGGCACTGGGGTAGCTCTTCCAACCTTTACTTCAACGATCAATGGACTCGTTCCATATTCAGGTGGCGGTACTCAAAAATTCCTTAGAGCTGATGGAAGCTGGATCACAGTTGGTAGCCGACAGACGTTCGTTGGCACCTCTGCTCCATCTAATGCAAATGATGGTGACCAATGGTTTGACACAGATGAAGGCCGTACATACATTTACTACACCGATACTGATTCTAGTCAGTGGGTTGAAGGAAACCCCAGCTGGAATGGAGGTATACCTGTTGGCTCTGTAACGCCCTCATATCTTAGTACTGGTGGACCACAATGGGATACAAATGGCAACTTAGAATTAACGTCAGCAAGTGCTGGTGTAATTTTAAAATCTCCTGATGGTACTCGTTATAAAGTTACTGTCTCTAATGCAGGTAGCCTTGCTGTAGCAGCAGCGTAAATGTTGATTAGATTAGAATTATAAAAGTTATGTAGATACAATGGCTTGTAAAAAATCTGATCTAATTACAGCTGTCAATTCATATGCTGCTGCCAAATCAACAGGTGATAGCACTTTGCTTGCCTTAAGCGTTAATCTTCTTCAAGGACTTATAGATACTTTAGAGTTTGAAGAAGAAATTTTATTGAATAATAATTCACCATCTGATGAGCAACAGGAATAAGTATTGATGCGGCTTTTTCGATATACTAAAGATACCCCACTGAAGTCGTAAAACTGCAGGGAGATTAATAATGGCTGCAATCCAGTTTCCAAATAATCCGGGTGCAGGTGACCTATTTACTGCTGCTAATGGCATTAAATATACCTATGACGGTGAAAAGTGGAAAACTCTTGGTACATCAACTGCAGTAACTGGTGGCAATCAATTTATTGAGACACCTACTACTCTCACTGTAGACAAGGTTATCACCGCTAATACTAATACTGGTGCAGTAGGAACT